AATTACTGATTATCAGGTATATAAATATTGATGTTGTAATCGCAGCGGAATCACTAAAGGCGGTTACTTCGGTAATCGCCTTTTTTATTGTATATCAGCTAATTACAATGTAATATATTGGAATATAAGCATTTATAACTCGTTTTTTATTAACGTTTATTAGTGCACAATCATGCACAGTAATGCATCAAACGTATTATTTTTGATACCGATAAAGTATCAAAGGTATCAAATGATACCCAAAAACATGATACCAAATAGAATAAATGCTGTTTTTATTTATTAAACCAATACATTATTTAACAGTATACATAAAAAATCGTGATTCTGTTCGATTACAACCAGTGATTCACATTAAAAAACAAAAAGTATGAAGTATCCAACAATGAGGTTTGTGTTCGACAGAAAGCATGTCGCTACAAGAAACAAAAAAGGTCTGGTTCAGATTGAAGTGACATCAGAAGGTAAACGGAAATGGATTGGGACATCAGTGAAACTATACGCTGACCAATGGAATGAAAAAAAGAAGGTAGTTAATTCCGTACACTCAATCCAGTTAAATGCGATGCTTGATGGTATGATGAGCAAATTAAATGATTTTATTCTTGATTTGTTTAGAAATGACCAGCAATTCGACTTTGAAAAACTTAACGCGTTCTTGGAGAAATCCAACCATTCGGATTCGTTTATTGATTTTGTTCGCACAAGAATAGAGGATAGGACAGACATTGAGGAAAGCACGCGAAAACAGCATAGAACTTTGCTACAATCGTTAGAAAAGTTCGGAAAGCTAAATTACATGGATGACTTAACAAAAGCGAATATAACGCTTTACGATGAATTCCTGCATCAACAGGAGATTTCTCAACCTACAATCTATAACTATCATAAACGCTTAAAGCGCTATTTGCATGAGGCAATGAAGTTCGGTTTATTGAATGAAGACCCTTATGTTGGTTTGCATTTTGAACGCGGAAGATTTGAGAAGCGGAAGTATCTTACAGAAGAAGAACTAAAAATGATCCGTACTTGTAAAATTAATATGCCATCAATAGACCGGATACGTGATTTATTTCTTTTTCAATGCTACACTGGACTTGCGTATGCTGATTTTGAGAAATTCAATTTCGAAAAGGATGTCGAGGAAAGGAATGGGAAATATATTGTATCCGACAGAAGAAAAAAGACCAATGAGGATTATAAAATAGTGCTTCTTACTCCGGCAATCGAAATATTGAAGAAGTATGACTATAAGCTACCTATCATATCCAATCAAAAATATAATGTCTCATTAAAGGTGGTCGCTCAATACGCAGGTATTGATAAGAATATAACCACACACATGGGACGACATACTTTTGCCGTTTTTGCCCTGAACAATGGTGTGCCTATTGAAATTGTTGCCAAAATGCTTGGACACACAAACATTCGCACTACACAAGTTTATGCGAAAGTTCTTAATTCCGAAGTAGAAAAAGGATTTGATTTGCTAGAAAGTAAGATTAGACTTTAACACCTGAATTGGAAGAACAGTTTCAGCAAGAGTTATACAGCCCTACTTGCTGAAACTGTTTGTTTTAAACTGAGTCGTCAATGGCATTGATTACAGCAACCATTTCCAAATCAAAGAAAAGAATACGTACACCATCATTGCATATACCGTATTGAGAACTGGGACGTTCATCGGTCCATCCGTTTTCAGCTATGACTAAATCAACTACTTTAAAAATTATATCCAAAGACACAAAGTTTATTTCTCGGTTGATAAAGTCTCTGAGTTCTTCTAATGTTTTCATTTTTTTAGTTTTCTATAAAATCAATCCTGCAACCTAGTGCATACCCTATCTTTGCAAGGATATCTATACCTGTACTATATTTACCAAGTTCTATTCGTGCTATGTGACCCTGGTTTATACTGACCAGCTCTGCCAATCTCGCTTGGGACAATCCCTTTTGCTTTCTGAGCTCGGCAATACGCTTACCGATTCGTTCTCTCTCATTCAAGCTCTCCATATAACCTCTCTTCCTCTCTTTCTTCTTCACACAAGAAATTCCACATCTCAATCAATGCTAATTCCTTATCTCTATTGCTTCCGCTGTTAGATGGATCAAGCCAATTTATGTGGGCTATTCTATCTTTAAATTCATCATAGCTACAGTATATACTATCCGCATCTTGATCGAACCAAATGAAACAACGAGGGAAAGATAGGCGAATAATCCCTATCTGGCCATGGTAATCAATAATGTTCTCAGCAAGGTATATACCTGGATATTTCGGATTTTCTTTTTTCATTAGTAGATAACAGCTTTTAATTCCTTGTCAGTTATACAAACACTCTCTTGTCTCTGCACGGAATAGTAAGTGACATGATTATTCGAAACTTCAAACATCGGATAGATTGAATCAGGATCGTCTTTAATCCCTTCAACCGTGAACTTAACGATACCTCGTTTTGCAGCCTGCTTGAATGCTCTGCGAAAATTTATATCTAATGAATTAAAAGTTTTCATAATCTTATATTTTATAAAATTGAAAATTGCTTGTTTGTTAATTCAAAAACACGTACCTTTGCACCGCATATCAGAAATGATATTAGTCGCCTTCGGGCGTGGATTGAAACGACATTAAAAATGTCATTGTGACTTAAATCACAATTCAACATTTAGGGTAGCGATTTTTTCGCTGCCCTATTTTTGTTTATAGTTACCAAATTATAGTATCTCAGGCGTATTGTCCCGCCATCTGGAACCATCCGGCCACATACCTCCACGGGCGATGCTTATATAGTTGTCACCCTCTTTGATGAACACGGACCAACTACATTCATTTCCGGCAAAGCGGTTAGCCTCCGCAATATGCCTAATATCTTTTATTAATATCGATTTGTTAGTGCCTGTAATCGGCTCCATAAGACTCGTGCCGTTATTGGCTTTAAAGTTCGCAAAATACGTTCTCATTGCTTTCTTTTTTTATTAGTTTATAATAGTTCCCGGTGGCGGTGTCGCTCCGCTTGTTGTCCTCCACACCGGGATGATGATCACCAAATTCCAAATTCTTTCCCTGCCTTATTAAACCCCATCTCGTTTTGCGTCTTGCATATCTCCATTATTTCGGCTATTTGCTTAGCAGTGTAATTGTTAACATTAATCACTTGCTCAACATAAGACAAAATATCATCAAATGTTTGATCTGATAGATACGTGTTTTTCCGTATCATGTTAATTTTTCTTGCTGTCATAATCTTAATGCCGCTTATCCGTTGCCGCCGGTTCTATTGTGTTATTTTGATACTACAAATATAAATGTTTATCTTGACAATGCAAAATATTACATTAATAAAGAAGGCATGTTTTTAAACATTCATTCAGATAATACGCTTTGCGCGTATTCCGCACGCCTGTTTATTTTCGTTCTGAGCGCGGTTAAGCGATTTCGGGTAAATTCTAAGCCACTATGTGTGCGAATGCCTCTTGCGTTCAGTCGTTCAACTACCTTGTCAATATCTTGCGGAGTATTGCACCCCTCCAACATGGCGGCTATCATATTGTTCTTTTCATCGTTCATCGCTTCCTTTCTTCTTTTTTCCCCGTTCACCTTACCGCCTTTCGCCTGTCCGGTGGTTGTTCCACCTAAAGAGGTGCATTTGTTTCCAGCTTTGGAAATAAAATAACCGTTTTCCTCAATTTGTTTTTTCTTTACTTCCAATGCTGATTTAGTTCGTTCCTGTATAAGTTCTTTTTCCAGTTGGGCAGCAAAAGAAAAGGCAAACAAAATCATTTCGTCCATCGCTTTTATTATGCCACAATTCAAATCAATGCCCATTTGGACGATTACAAGACGTATTTTACGCGGTTTTAGTTCATCATTGATGAGTTTGTTTAAATCGCTCATAGATCGTCCTAAACGAGAAATTTCGGCTACTATTAGCATATCTCCAGTCTCCAGCAACGGAAGTACATCAGTGCCTAATTTCCGTTTCTTATAGGTTACACCGCCAGATATCCCTTCTTCCGTTATCACAATGTCAGATTTTAAACCGTTTCTTTTCAACCATTCTTGGACGGTTCTGTTTTGCTGCTCCAATGTTTGTTTGTCCGTGGATATACGATCATATTCTACTACTTTCATAAATTACTCCTTAGATTAAAATTCGTTTCGGCAATGGTTCGCCAATCTTATACAGTTCTACGCTTGTAACTTCTTGTGTTTCTTTAAGCAGGTTTATCCCATCGCTGTAGAAGTTTAGCAACCTTATAGCTTCGAATGCGTTGCATGGTTGAAGCATTATAGTTCGTCCTTTCTCGTTAATCTGAATGAAATAATTCTTTTCCATAATCTTTTTGTTTTTAAGTTAGTAAATAGTTCCGCCCGTGGAACTTGCACCACTTGCAAGGCTTTCAACCTTTGGCGGATAATTCGGTTTAAAAACCGTTGTTTCCAGTCAGCTCCTTACCTACTCCAACAGCTAACCAAATCAAAATGCAAATCATGAACATATTATTTCTTCCTTAATTAAATTTATTCGTTCATTCTTATCTATCGCCTACCCGGCAGCCGTATTACTGCCGGGGTGTCATAAGATGATATGTTGGCAAAAACCCCAACAATGTATCTATGCTAATTGTGGCAATATATTTCTTTCATTGTCTTAATTCTCTAAACGAAACCGTTTCAAAATCACTCTTAATAATCTCTATCTGTACAGGCTTCACAAATCGGTTTAACTCCTTGCGAATATTCTTCATTTGTTCAAATGATACGGTTACGATATTTCCAGCAACTAACAAGTTGCGCAAAATGTTGTCTAATTCTTTACGTCTCATAATTTAATGTTTTTAAGTTTATAATAGTTCCCGGTGGTGGTGTCGCTCCGCCTTCCTACATTGGTTAATCTTGTTCTATCGTCCACTCTTTTTTTACGAAGCCTTTAAAGCTGCCAAACGATTTTTTAAACGCTGCTAACGCTTCTCTTTTCGTCTTGCCGTAATAGCAGTAACGCGGCCCATTGTGAAACTTTACTGTTAACTTATATTCTTTCATACCCTTTAAAATTTATCTGATTCATCACTTTTGTTTATAAATTCGCGTAGCTTATCCCTGTCGGTGCCGGAAATGAATATCACAGCACCGAATAATAGCAACATAACGCCGAACATATTACACGCTGTTTTATTTGTCGTTAATTGCTTTGTGTAATTCACGCGCAAATCGTTTAACCATTCTTTTGCGTTGCGTATAATCGTAGTTATAATATAGTTTTTCCCATCGTTCGCACACTTTACGCGTTTTTTCGCTGCTCGTTCCGAATGGACCGTAACCAGTGCAGACAACTATATTATTATACGGCTTTGGTAATTCGTATATATCAGCCGCCCAACCTTCTAAACGTTCGGTATGCCCTATCTTTGTAAGATAGTTTACTATACTTTGTATTTTGCAATAACCTAATGATATTACATTTTCTTTTCCGTAAATGCGATATATTTCTTTTCTTGTAGTCTTCATAACATTGTTATTTTAGTATGGATAAATGATTTTAATGTAGTAGGGGTAATAAGCCCCGTTATTGTCAGCCTATAATATAAGGTTCTTTCATGGGAATATATTCCATACCGTTTAACTGATAGATAGGAAGGAAGTTTCTAAACCAACCGTTGCCGGCATCCCAAAAACCCTTAAAAACGAAATCACAAGGAGAAGCACTATTAATTATCTCAAGCTCCCTATATCCGTATACGTTACTTTCTCCGTTCTTCTTGATGAACTTCTTTAACCAGTTCAAACCCTGAACGCCTTGTTCCTCTGTCAATGGGATACCGTAACCATTTCCGATACTTTCCAACCAATCGTAATCTATAACATCTTTTTGCTGCTTGTTAGATCGGTTCTTTAATAACTGTAATTGTTGTTTAGTGATTACACCGTTTTCTTTAATCTCTGAAAAAATGCTTTCTAAAGTCTTCATAATGCTATAATGTTTAATTGTTAATAATTCAATTCATTACAGCGTGATTTTTGATTATTGAAGAATTACGGATCCAGGTGTAGCAGGCTTCCAACTGTTACACCTTTTTTTTATAACCGCATCAAAAAATCAAAAATTAAATGGGAGAATATTTGCAAGTAAGAAGTTAAAGAAGTATTTTTGTCTCCGGACATGGAGAGTACTTACTTTAAGTATTCCAACTTACGAGAGTCTTAACATTGCCGTGTTAAGGCTCTCTTTTTATCCCAACATTTAACTACACGCTTTGGGGCGTTAACGGTTGCCCCTGTGAAAGGATAGGACTTGAATATATCACCTTTCTTCCTTTCACATTGCGAAGATAACGCTTTTTTATCAAAATACCAAATAAAACGCATGATATTTTGTAAGCAATTATAAATAAATACATGCTTCATAACATACGTTTATAAGCCAATATAGCGCTTCTATATGGCGTTATATTTTCACCTTCACAATGTATCGCGTTTACCTTTCTTCGCCTATATCGCGCATATTAAAGCCATATGCAACGAAGCAAACGAGCGTCGCAAACCGTTGCAATACAATACACAGCAGTCCACTATGAACGCTATCCCCCCCCTATACCGGTGCAACCGTAAACATCCGTCCTCTCTCTCATTTTTTTTATTTTTTTTCTGATTTTTTCTCTCTTTCTGATTGTTCGAATATTTTATCTAAATCAAGATACACAAGCTGTAATATAATATTATTATCTTATACGAGTTATTGTTTTACGTTGATGCTTCTCTATGCAGTATGTGTATGAACCCCTTTCATTATATTCATAATAAAAGGGAGAGCGGTGTTCGCTGTCGCTCACTTTTTTCTTTATGTTACTTTCTTTTTTATGGGTTTTGGATTAGACATTTTTCCTTTATTTATATAGGGTATGTCTAATATGCAATGAGGTAGTACTATGCAATGCAAGGTATATTTCAAGTATTCTTTTACTTTTAAGATTAAAAGCTCAATATTAAAACGGATTTAAATATATCACAGTGATAAATATTAAAGTAAAGCTTTAATATATGAATTTAATTTATTATATTTGCGTGTATTATAATATAATAATATGAATGAATACAAGTTTTATATGATGCATTATGGCGAGCTTGGTGCCGGTTGGAAAGACTTGGAAATAGATTTCCCAGGTTTAAGGTATAAAGAATGTACAGGTCTTAATTCGTATGGAGAGCCTACAAATATGTATGCAGAGGATTTTGCCGAGACAAGCAAGGCGGAAGTGTATGTTTCCAGCACACCGGCACACAAGCAGACAACTATAAAACTGACATTGATATTCTTGGAGGATGATACCAAGGATGATAAGTCTTACCATGACTTTATGGCTTTCATTACCGGTTCTAAGATTGCCTACCGTGATACAGCGAGAAAGAGAAAAGTCCTGATGTACCTCTCAGGAGCCACAGAGCCTAAAAGCGATACCCTTTACGGGCAGAAATACAAGGAGGTGACATTTACATTCAAGAACGTGTACGGACATTCCTTCGGATATGACGAAACTTTTCCTAGCGAATAACAATTAAATTCTATATTGCTATGTTTTTAGAAACAGAAACCTTATCGGAAGCATTATCCTTTGCGAAGTGCAAGGATTTACCCAAGAAGTTCAATCCCGAACTGGGGCTTACTTGGATATTGGCTATCGCCCTTATCAAGAAGAAAAACCTTATGAATGCCTATGCCATTGTTGAACAAAGGGCTGACGGACTTATCCAGTACAAGAAGACATTCGGACGGCTTTCTCCCATTGATGGTCTTATCTCCATCCATCCGTATATGTACGTGGATGAAGATGCGTTGGGAATGGCTATGAAAGCAAACAGACGAACTATCGCCATGCACTATGCTGATGCAGCGGACGACATCATTGATTCTGACGATGAGAAGTTCAAGGTGTACCAGTTGCAGTACGCCATGGATATGCAGAAGCTGAACATGAACCAGGAGAAGCCTAGATTCGGGAAGTCTGTTGTTGATGAAGCGGAGGAAGCGGCTAATCCGGTTGTTGAGGAAGTGTTGAAGGAGAATGAGGCGGTGGCGACAATTGAGGACGAAGGAGAGTGTGTTATCGAGGTCGAGGACGCTAAGACAGCGTTCAGACCGAAGAAAGGTAGAAAAACTAAAAAAGAAGAATAGATATGGAAGATTTAATTAAGGCGTTGCTGATATTTTTGAAGTACGGTAATAAGCAATACCCAACTTCTTGTGAGCATGATATTCTTTACGTTGATATTGACCCAAGTGTTGTTCCTGATGAGGACAAGAAAACACTTGATGAACTTGGTTTTTTCGTTGATGATGAAAATGATTGTTTTGCTTCATTCAAATACGGAAGTATGTAAGCACAAATTATGATAGTCTATGATAGATGTTAAAGAATTGAGGGTAGGTAATGTATTGTATGTGAAATATGAATCCAAAACACATATTGTCCACTCAATACACGAATACAAAACTTTTAATGGCGGATATGCTATACGGATGGAAAATGGTTTTAAATGCAGTTTGGATTACGCAGAGCCTGTTCCACTTACGGAAGAATTGCTTTTAAAGTGTGGTTTTAACATTGAATGTTATGAGTATTGCATAAAAGAACAACGACTATTTGCAATAGAAGATTTTTGGATATTACATAATTGTCATAATGATTTTTATGGAGTAATGTGTTCCAATAAGGTTGTTAGGAAGATAGAACATCTACATCAATTACAAAACATCTATTATGCCTTAACTGGTGAAGAATTGGAAGTGAGATTATGAGCGATAAGAAAATGTAGTAATTTAAAGAATTAGAAAACAATAATAGATATATTATGGTAAAAGGAAACAAACAACAAGGATTTGAGTTCATCATCAAAGAAAGTGATGTGTTGGAGAGAGAAAACTTCGGCTCGTTTGAGATTATAATCACGAAAGGATATGCCTGTTTTAAGAACTACACAGGATTCCGGGTGTTCACTACCCCGTACGCTGTGGGATTGGACGGTGTGGCACATGAAACATCTCTCTATGCGTGGTTGAAGTATATGGTGGACTTCAAGAAATCCATCAAAGACAAAGAGAATGAAATGTTCGGGAAAACTACTTCCACCAACAAGGAGTTCTTGGACGGTATGAAGGTGCTTACCGAAGCGAACCTTATCAAGCCTATGGCTGTGTTCACAGATATTAATGAAGCGCAGAAAGAAGCCGAAAATTATATGAAGTGGATGGAAGGTCAGATGAAAGATTTGAATAAAGCAATGAACACTACGCCACCTGAAGAAGATTTAAAGGCGAATGCTGAATTTGAGCAGAAGGTTATCATGGCAGAAGAGGCTAAGGAGGTATTCGATGGAAGTGTTGAAACCGAGGAAAGACAGGTATAATCCTGATAATACTTACCGTATCTATATCAATATAGGTAATCATCCGGGTGCGAAGTGGGTATCTTTCAAGGACAAGGAAACTGGGGAAGTTACTAAGGGTATATTCTTGCCTGACTGGGAAACTGGAGGCATACGGATAAGACATGGACAAGTCAAGTTTGAAATTAATGCAATACCCGTAAAAGGAAAGATAAATACTCATGTGCTTATTCCTGCTGTATATAAAGGTATTGATTGTGGACTTGGACTAAGCATAGGTAATAAGGTGACAGACTTTAAGAAGGCTGTTATTGGAAACATGTATATATGCGGAGAAATACTTAATGAAGACCAAAAGAAAATACTAGAAAAGTATGTCAGAAGAAAAGGATTCTTTAAAATCGGGCGTTATAAGAAAAGTTGAGCGTATCGTGTGTGATTGCGTAAATAAAGTATTCTGCAATCAGGACCCTGTATATCCTTCAACTATCTATGAAGGAAGGACAAACATTATTCTTACAGGGAGGATTGCGAGAGGTGCAGTTTTTGCCGTATTGCATAACAGATTCGGAATCTCATACGGTAATATTGCCAAACACTCAAAAATTAGCAGCAGGAACATTATACGGTCCGTAAAGACTTATAAGAGCATTCCTGATTCAGACAATGCCGTAATGATGATAAAAGAGCTTATAGAAGTTGAACTAAAAAAATTCCCAATTTTATGAATGATTTACTTTCTTTTAAACGTAATGTCATGATGCTCGGTCTTTGCACTGGATATAAGAATAAATGGGACGTAGCTACAAGTAAGGAAGCGTTAATGGATATAGCTTTGGATTCAAACGGTGTGGAGCTGTTGACAGATGCTCATAGCTTTGGATTCGGTATGGATATTCAGTATATGGAACGAACGTTTTCTGACTATATTAATGGCAAATGGAAGCGGAGCAAGGATGGATATACTTCGTGCCTGTATGTGGACTTTAACGGGCAAATAGAGCAGGATTGCACGCTTACTACGGTGCTTGCTTCAAAGGTTGAGTTCCATGTTTCAAAAGGGAATGTGTGCAAGCTGTATGTTGGAGGTGGATCTACTGTAAATATCACCGGAGAAGGTATCTGCTACGTGTACTCATACGGTCACAATAAAGTGACCGGCAGGTTTAAGTCAATGAATTGTATAACTAAGTCCGAATGGGCTAAATAACATGCCTATATCCACGTGTAGAAAAAGTAACGGGTGCGTTGGTTAATACTGGCGCACCTTGCTTAAAAATCAGATTATGAAAGCAACAGACTTAAAAATAGGCAACTATGTTCATATCAAATTCCGCTCCCCACAGGGAGAAAGGCTTTCCATCCCCATGCAGATAGTCGGAATATTTTCAAGCATCAATGGGGCAAGCCCGAATGATACCGTTTACCTTGACTTTGAAGGAAACGAAGGTGATATATGGGAAGAAGAAGTACAAAATTTAGTATTCGCTAAAACGGAGCTTAAAAAACAATGAATTATATAGAAGAAGAGCAAATACAAGCCGACATAGAACGGTTTGAGCAAATAGGTAGCGATATTCCCGATGATGGAGATATGGTTGAACAAATACCATTGTTCAGATCTTCCGATATGCAGTCAGTCATTGAGGGCGGTAAGAAGAGGCCTCCTATTCATAGGCTTTGGGGCGATTTTTGGTGGGAGAACGAGCTTGTATTCTTATTTGCCGATAGCGGAATAGGTAAATCCATTCTTGCCACGCAGATAGCCTACGAGATAGCCAAAGGGGAAAGCGAATGTACGGAGGTGGAGGTAAGTCCTCAAACCGTTTTGTACTTCGACTTTGAGTTATCGGACAGGCAGCTTGCAAGAAGGTACTGCAATGCGGATTTCCCGAAGTCGCTTATCCGATGCACCATATCGGAAGAAGTGGACAGCGAAGATTTTAACATGAACGTGATTGACGGCATAAAAGACAAGCTGATTGATACAGGTGCAAAGGTTATGATACTTGATAATCTTTCCTATCTTTCTACGCAGACAGCAGAAGCGGAGTTCGCAGGTGCTATTATGGACGGTCTTACAAGATTGAAGCGTGAGCTGAAAATCAGTATCATGGTAATAGCGCATACGCCTAAGATTGAGGAATGGAAGCCCTTGTCTAAAACCAATATGGCAGGGAGCAAGCTTCTTTCCAACTTTGCGGACGGGGTGTTTGCCATAGGACGTACAAGGAATGGAGGACGTTATCTAAAACTACTAAAAACTCGCATGGTGAGTGAACCGGATGAAAAGTCGCTCCTGCCATATTTCAATATTATTTCGGAACCTTACCTTCATTTTGAAAAGGTTGGTGATGAAACGGAAAAGAAATTACTTATGGGAAAACCTGCAAAAGATTTTTTCACTTCTATTTGGGATAGAGCTGTTGCAGAGCCTATCCCTTTGAACGAGTTGGTTAAACTGATTATATCTAAAGATAATTCTAAAAATAGTGCAAAATCTAAGGATGGTAATGCCCGTAAGCGTATAGACCGTGCAATAAAGTACGGATCTTTAAAAAAGGACGAATTGAAGAATATATATTTGAAAACTGACAATTGACATGAATGTTGAAGAGATAAAGCAAAAGAAGCAGGAGTTGGGCGAAAAGATAGCTGTTCTTTTGAATGGGTTTGAAAATGAAACCGGAGTTCAAGTTTCGGATGTCGGCTTTGTGAGAAGAGTGGTTTATGACGAGTTGGGACATGAAATATATAAGGTGTATGTGGCAGAAGTGGAGGTGAAACTATGAGTAAGAAAAACTTATTATACGAGTTTGACCCTGTAATATACCCCCGAAATTTATGGGTGTACATAGGTTCTGATGAGGATTACATTAATAGATATTTTCACGAAAACGGAAGTGACAAAAGATTAAGTTTTGAGGCAAATTCAGAATGGGACGGATTGACATTAACGGAAGTTGTACGGAATGACACTAATATGGTAGGCATACTTGTGATATTCCGCAATAAAACTGATATGAGGATGGGGCTTGTTTGCCATGAAGCGAGCCATGTAGTTGATGGAATAGAGAACGCAATAGGAATGAAACACGGAGACGAGCCGTCTGCATATTTGTTTGAATGGGTATGTAAGAGTATCAATTTAGCGAGGTTGGGTAGTTGCGAGCCATTGAAATTTCAAGATGAATCTGAAAAATAGAACACTTATTTTTGTATAACCACCGTGATTTTTCTGACAATCAATGTAAAAACATTAAAAATAGGATAATGTAATCCCCGTTCGTAGCGTTCGGGGATTTTTGTTGTATGCTATTAAACATGTATAAATTAAATAAGAAATCCATTGCAATACAAATTTTAGCCTCTATATTTGCATCATAATTACGCTCATGGCTACGCATACCTTAAAGCTGTATTTGCAGCTTGTCCTTGAATAATAGGTATGCTTACCCTTTGTTTTTTTACAAATAACTCATTAGTATTATGGCATACAAAGCATTAGACATCGCAAATAAAATTATATCCAAAACAGATTTGGAACATGGTGATACTATATCAAATCTGAAATTGCAGAAGATGATGTATTACCAACAAGGTTTCCATTTGGCATATTTTGGAACACCATTGTTTGACGAGGATATTGTTGCCTGGCAATATGGGCCGGTTGTCCCTTCTGTATATAAGGAATATAAATCGTTTGAATCCAATTCTATATCGACTTCAAAAGAAGGTATATCTTTATCAGATGATGAAGAAGAACTTTTCAACAATGTTTATGAGGAATACAACCAGTTTTCTGCTGTAGCCTTGATGAAAATGACACATGAAGAATCTCCTTGGAAAACCACGGAAATAAACTCTGTAATAAGCCGTGATAAGATGATGGCGTTTTTCAAAACACAAATTGAAGCATAAATGAGTGGCAAGTTTAAGTTAAAGCATAAAGATGTAAAGCCTAATTTAAAAGAAAAAGAGGTTGATGCGAGAAGCAAAGAACCTCTTTTCTGCTTTAAGTACTTGGATATGAAAACATCTTTAAAAGGATGTGATAATAGTGTGTTCAAGGATTTTGTAACGAGGATGCAAAAATTGTGCTGTCTTACTTGGAAAGATATAAACGTTTCCGGGAAACACCAGTATGGTTTTGAAATGATACCAATCAAACAGTTGAAGCCAACATCCCTTCCTGCAATAATCACAGAGGATATTAAAGAACTTGCTGTTTTCAGATATAGTGGCGATAACCGCCCTTTCGTATGTCTAATAATGGACTGTGTGATATACCCTATATTCATAGAAGCTAAATTCGGTGATATATACGACCACGGAAGTAAATAATAACAGATTTATCATACGTATGAAGCGGTAAGAGAACATCCTACCGCTTTATTTTTATTGTATAACTACACGTAAAGCCGGACCCTTAGAGTTAGCGTTAATGGGCACTTTGCTTTCTAACATGCCTCTTTTTTTGTTCCATTGTGGATTATGTGGTAATTTTGCGACGTTTAACTAAAAAATATATCGTATGAAAAAGATTTTATTATTAGCTTTATTTGCGTTGGATTTTGTGGCGTGTGATTCACATAAAGGATTTGATTCATTAGAAGAAATGAAAGCCAAAAGCTCAAATATAAAGGGGGTGTATGGATTCACTATGGGTGATGATTATGATAAAGTAGCTCTGCAATGCAAATCTATGGGATATGATGTTGTTGATACTTTAAGTGAATTTGTTGAACTAATAAACAACGATAATTATAAGTCAGATATAAAAGACTGGAGATTTTTCATAGCAGAAAAGAATGGTATAAGTCAATTATCTTTGGAATTTTATGAAGGTAAACTCTGTATAATAAGAGGATTTGGTGATTTAAGAAGCAAAGGTGAAAAGAATATAGCAAAGAATATTATGGATAATTATGGGTTGGGGATAAGTTTCGATACACTTTATTCTGAATATAAAAATTTCCCTTTATCAGAGATGAAAGAGATGATAGGACATCCGATTTTAGATAGGGAAGACCATTATTACGTGAACGATTCTTTGTTATTATCTTGTATTCTTGACAATCGCAGTTTATCATATATGGTGGTATGCACACTAAACCCATACGCAATGGCTCTTAATGGTAAGGCTCTTGCATTGAAAAGAGAATTTCAAAAAACATTATTTGGAGGAAGCCATTCTAATAGTTCTAATAGCGATGGGGATAATGTCCGTGGTCGTGGAACAATGGATAAAGATGATAAAGAGTACTGGAATAGCGTAAATAGAGAAAAGAAACTCCGAGATATGGGTATGAAAGAAGCTGCCGAGTTGGAACGTAAGGCGAGGATAAGATATTTAGAAGGTGGCGGATATAACTCAAAGGACGGAGGAAAACAAGTTCACTTCCAAGGGAGTAAGGAGCAGGAAGAGCAACTAAGGCAAATGGATGAAATGGGTTGGTAATATATTAACGAATAAAATAAGGTATTATGAAATTATTTTTATTGATTATTGCGTCATTGGCTTTGGTTTCGTGCAGTAGCGGACTTGAAAGTAAAGCCAAAAAACAAATGAAGAAAACCATTCTTGAAATGGCAAAGAATCCAGAATCTGTTAAGATTGATAATGTGAAAACGATTATCAACAATGATAGCTTATGTGTACTGTCATTTAATGCAAGAGGTCAAAATAGCTTTGGAGGATACGATAGGTCTAATTATGAATACTACTATGTTAAGTCTAAAAAAGATGGAAAAGAAAGATACCTGGAAGCATTACAGGGAATAGAGGATAATAAGAAAGGTATTTTAGAATCATCAGAAGAGCTTATTTATACACTGGCTGATAAATTGAATAAAGAACCTGATTTTTCCGAAAAATCTATACATAATTGTGCTTATAATTTGGCAAGTTTAATGTGTATTGGTAGTAAATACGGTAGAAAGATAGAGTAAATACATCCTTTATGCTCAAAAACACGCTGCAAAGTTTTGCCATATCAAAAATTATGCTTTTGCAGTGTCTAAATTATAGCAGTGCAAAGCCGCAAACGTAGCGGCATTTTTTGTGCCTATACATAAAGTAGTCTTTAAAAATATAAAGATATAACTGCGCCGTGTCGTGGAGTAGAAATGCCCACGGAGTTTGCTATAAACTTGAACAACACGTAGCGCAGTTTTTTATTGTTTAATTTATAGTTATGGAAGAGTTAACTCCTCCTACCGCTTACCAAAAGGCGGTAATCGGCATCCTTCTCAAAGAGATGAGAATATTCAAGCGTATCAGACACATAAAAGGGATTGTTCCATTCTGTGCAGTGCTAATCCTCTACCTTTTCCATTTGTTCCTATATCCGTTTGTGAAACTTGCAAAGTGATGGAATTACAACCTTATTTTTTAATATCCTATAAAGCAATGATATATGTTTGAATAATCATTGCATGGTATCAAGAAAATTAATGTGATATGCTTTATACGCATGGTTTGTTAAGAATGAGTACAAATTATCATCTATTTTCGATGTATTTTAATGTTCATTAACGCACAATCATGCAGGATAATGCACGCAAATACAAGGACATTTTTACCTCATTTTTAGGATATTGTAAAGTGGAAATCATCCATTATTTTTGCATCGTAGAAACAACGTTGTTCAGCTCATTTCGTGGTTGTCATGTGCTGGAGTGAATAAAGATATTACTGGGCATTTCCCTTTGGAGCAGACAACCACATTAGGCTTCATCGGGATTTGCCCTTTACTTTTCAATATAGGAATAAAATGGGAAATATACAAGTAATTAAGAAAGCTGAATTATTAGGTCATTCATTTACAGTTTACGGAACTGCCGAAAATCCGTTGTTTCTTGCTAAAGAAGTGGCAGAGTGCATTGATTATGCAAAGCGAAGTAATGGTAGTTATAACACTACTATGATGTTGCAATCAGTAGATGAAGAAGAAAAGGTTGCCAACATTGTTGACACCCTTGGTGGAAATCAGCAAGTTTGGTTCTTAACCGAAGATGGCTTATACGAAGTCCTCATGCAATCCCGCAAGCCAATTGCCAAAGAATTTAAGAAAGGCGTAAAGGAGATTTTAAAGTCCATCCGCAAGACAGGCGGCTACATTGCCACTACCGAAGAAGAATCTCCTGAAGAAATCATGGCGAAAGCACTACTTGTTGCACAGGCTACAATCAAGCGTAAAGAAGAGCGCATGAAGCAGTTGGAAGCGGAGACAGAGCAGCAGAGAGAAACTATCGAACTCCAAGACACGGAAATCAAAAAAGCTGCACCGAAAGTCAACTACTACGACAACCACTTACAGAGTGTGAACACGCAGACCACCACGCAAGTTGCCAAACAAATCGGCATGGAAGCACCCAAACTCAACAAGAAACTAAAAGAACTCGGTATTCTGTATAAACAATCTTGTCAATGGTTGTTGCACTCTCCTTATTCATCGTGGGGTATGCATTCCACTCGCACACAGACCTTCACACGTTCAGACGGTTCGACAGGAACAAGTGTATATACAGTATGGACTACCAAAGGTGTGCGTTTCATTATTGCTCTATATGAAAATGGCTGGGACGTGAAGAAAGCAATAAGGCAGATTAAGGGAGAATTAGAGCCTACTGCATAATATAAAGTCAGCCATTAGTTTATAAACCAATTACTTACGTTATCCACATTTATGCGGACAGCAAGAGGTATGTCTAAAAAGTAAGAAAGTATGGTAATATGTTATATTTTGTTAGGCATAGCAGCAGCAATCGTAATTGCATCTCCAATCATAGGTATCATTCTCGGTCTTGAATTAAGAGAAAAATACGGTAGTGATAGAGATTGGTATCTTGAAGTTGTTGGAAAATGCGCATTGATTGGAGGCTTGCTGTTTATCGCTTCTATTATTATTAGACCGTTCTATCCTGCGAAACTTTATGATGTTGAAATAAGGGCGCATTATGTTGATGGATATTCAACGGTAATGCGAAAGGACAGTATAGAAGAAAACTTTCTTCCTGAAATAAGAAATGGGAGATACGAAGGTATAGGTTCTCTGTATTTTGCAGGAGAGAGGCATCATGGGGTTATTCGATTTGAATACTTGAAAAAACGGGAATACAATGTAGATTACATGGAATACTTAAAAAAAAGAACAATAACTAATTAAACTCATATAAAATGGAAACAAAAAAATATCAACAGAAGATAAGGGTACACTTTTGTACAATGCCATGCGTGACACTTTGGAAATGAACAACGCAAGCCAGTGGCAGGAAAAGATAATAGACGTAATCAGGGAAATTGGTCTGACGAACGCAGAGATAAACTCCGATTACCTTTACTAGCTGATGGAGATTTACAGAATGTTTGGGAAGATAGGAAAGATTGAACCGTATATTATGGACTAATTGCCACATATTAGCATAAGAGCACGTTGAGGATTGACCAACGTTTCAAATGAAAAGGCACTCTACTTATCGCAAGCGAAGTGCCCCTTTTGTATAGATTGGTTCAGAAGCTACTGCATTACAACGCGCAAGGCTGGTCCCTTGGAATTTGGACTTGGTGCAAACACACGGTCTATCCTGTCTGAAAGGATTTCCAAATACCTCGTCTGCGCCCTCAACTCAACAATCATGGGGTTAGATTCGCCCGATTGGGATTCTAAGCTGTAGCGGGCTTCTAATAGCACTCTGATTGCGGCTATGTCAGTTGTCTGTTGATTGACAAAGAACCTAATAGAATTAAGTAATGCTTCAAGAGCTTCTGCTGTGGTTTCTGATACACCTTGTATACTTTGAGTAAGTGCCGACAATTCAGATTTCTGCCCTACACTTGTGCCTTTGTATCCTAATGTTTCCATAAGCGCAAGCAAATCTTCATTTAATCCTTTCAATGCGCTTTCTCCAAGAGCCTGGATGTTTGCAAGCTCTTCTTTAGTGAGGTTAATCCCTCCTACGCTCCCCTCTGTAACAGATTCATCTATTTTCTCAAACAGTTCCTTCAAACGCCCTTGCGCAAGTCTCATTGTAGCTTGTTTGACGATAAGATTTTCAATAAAACTATCAAAGTTTTCATTAAGGGCTTTTAGTCCATCTTCTGTTTCATTGAAAGCATCCATCCATGCTTGAACAAATGAAGAGGCGGCATCCTTATATTCTGACTCCCCACCTATACCTCCTAATTCTAATTTCTGTTGGTCTAAAATTTCTTGTCTTGTCTTTTTCAGTTCATTTATAGCATCATTCCATTCATCAATACGGTCTCTATCAGAATCTTTCTTTGCCTCTTCTGAGTTAATCATATTTTCATATGATTCAATCTGTTGGTCTAAATTGGCTATTGTATCTTTGGTTTGTGTACGAAGATCATCTGCACTCCAAGCGGCTTCCATCTTCTCCTTTAACTCATCGTATGCCCTACCAAGTGATTCTATATTCTTTATTTGCCGTTGGATTTCACGTTCTTTCTTCTTGTTCTTATTGCCAATGCCGAATATGCTACCGATTGTCTTGCCAAGTCCGGTGAGTACATTCAGAGAGCTACTTATTGGCTTTGTTATGTCAAAACTTTCAAGAGAACCGAATAATGCACCTACACCATCTAAAATTTCATAAAGGTCTTCTCCTATTGCAACACCGAAACTATCCTCCAACATGTGAGCAAAGTCTGATACCGAATTTGTAATACCCGATATACTTTCGACCATACCTCCACCAAGGTCAATCTTACCAAGAGATTGGATTATTCCTTGTAATTTTTGAGCTTGTTGCGACAAAGCCCTGTTAGCAGCATCATATCCGGCTATTATCTTGTCTTGCTCCTTCTTTTTATCAACTAATAAATCGTAGTTATTTTTTTCAACTTCATATTCTTCAAGTGCTGCATCTATATTTTCAGTAGCGGATTCATAAGCTGCTTTCTTTTCTGCTACTATTTTACTTTGCGTGCGTAATTGTTTCTCATATTTTGCTTGCAAATCTCTCGCTTTAGCCTCGTCCTTCTCATTTTTTGCATTTTCTTTACGAAGCTTTGTATATTCCTTGAGAGATTTTATTAACTTATTCCACGGGTCTCTTTGGTTAAGCTGTTTGTCAAGTTTTTTTTCTTGCTCCATTATTTGCTTCAACTCTGTAGGTGACAAGTCTTTTAATTCCTCACGCATTTTCACAAGCTTATCTTTCATGCTTTGCAATGCGGCAGTGGAATAGTATTCTATATTGTCAAACAAGTTAAGATAACTGTCCGATGAAGTAAATTCCTTCCATGCATTATTAGCTGACTTTTGATTGTACATCTTTGTCGCATTTTCTTCTAGCCTTTTTTGTAAGTCCGGAGTGTTTTGGAATTTGTCACGTATCTCTTCTAAGTCTTTGTAATACTGCTCGTCAAGCTGTAGCTGTTCAGAAAGTTGTGCCTTGTACGATTTAATAAGTCTTTCGGCAGTATCTTGTTGTTCTTTGATACGCTGTTGGTCAATCTCCTTTATTGCATCTTGATAATCTTTGTATTGTTGAGTATTCGGGTCTTTGTATGTGTCAGCATACTTCGTTTGAAACTCAATATCAATGCTTCTCTGAACATCATCCAACGTCTTTGCAAGTCCGGGAAACAACTGTTGCACCTCCGCTTCGGACAATCCTGCATCTTTCAGTTTCTTGTGCAAGTCCAATCCGTTGAACATGGCTTCAATATTCTTTTTGGTCTTGTCGAGCTGTTTCTTAATATTTTCTACATCATCGCTATCCAGCAGTTGATATGAATCATTTATGGCACCTTGCTTCTTCCTAAAATCTGTGATTATCTTTGAAATTTCCTGCAATGCTTTTGCTGTATTCTGCTTGTTTGGCAAAAACGCATCTCCAATGATGTTCTTTGGCATATTCACGTTTTTGAGAGAATCTGCATAACGCTCCATAACAGTCTTAGCAGCCTTATCGCTACCCATTACCTTGCTCAGCTTCTCGTATTCCTTATTAAGCTCTTTAATAAGAGAAATGCGCTCTGCTAATATGTCACGTTTATGTTTGGAGTCTGATTCAGGTTCTTCTTTATTTACCCCTGGTCTAAGAGGAACTTTTATATCTCCCAAATTATATATATCGTATGCAAGTTGCTTCTTTATATCAGACCATTCTTTGGAAAATTCTCCTTTATTGATTAAAATCTTAAATTGTTCCCTTGTCTTATTACCTTTTATTACCTCATCATTTACAGAATCAAATATTTCACGTATTTCTTTAACTGCTTTTTCTTTATCTTTCTCCCAATCTTTCCTTGTTCCAAGAAACGAGCTAGCGATAGAACTTTTCTTACCTGCAAAAAGGACCCCGTTCTGTAACTTCTCCAAATAGTCCGCAAGCCTTTTGTAGTAGTCGATTAAATCCTCTCCTTCTTTTTTCCCCTTTACAAGTTCTTGTATGTATTCTTTTGCTCCTTTACCCAAGGAAGTTGATTCTTCTGAAAGCCTTAATAGTTCAGCTTGTATTTTATTACCTTTCGCTATAAAATCATTGAAAGAGTTCTCATACTCGTCTAAATCAGTTTCAATATCATCATCCCCTATCAGCCATCCCTTCTTCCTATTTTCTGCATAATTAGCTTCAATTTTTCTAATATCTTCTAAAAAGTCTGTATATTGTTTTCTGTACTCTTCAAATTGCTCTTTTGCTTCTTTTTCTGATATATTGGGCTTTATCTGTATTTCAAATCCTTCATTATTCATCTCTTTCACAAGGGAGGACAATGCGTCCCTTGTGTTATTTTTAGCTATTTCGTCTATTTCTCCTACCCTTAACTGAGCAGTATAATACTTGTTGCTACTTTCTCTCAACATTTTGTTATATTGGGAATGAACGTTCCACAACTCATTAACAAGTTGTAAGGCTACTCCAAGAGCCATTAATGGAAGAGATGATTTAAAAGCAAGCCCTAAAGAGCGTAATGAAGTTTCTGCTTTTGTTAAAGCAAAAGATAATAAGCTTACTTCTTTGGTAATAGCTTTTATTTTAGGTACTAATAGCAATGATCCTACTACGACACCAAACGTCTTTGCCACTTCAGCAACTGTTTCCCAATTATCAATCAATACCTTAATTGAATCAATAGAACCTTTTAGTGTATCTTCGTTAGCTTTACCGATGGAGTTAAGCATCACATCAATACTGTCCTTCAAGTTGGAAATTTTACCTTGTAAAGTTTCAGCTTGGATTTCTTGCATATTGTAGAAAATACCCTCTTTGGAAGTCAAATTTTCAAACACTTGTTTAACATCCTCAAATGTAACCTTACGTTTTGAAATCATATCTACAATCTGTGCCGTGGTATAATCTGCTTGGTCTCTTGTTTTGAACAACTTTTGAAGCTCCCCATACATATTGATACCTGCTTCCGTAAACTGACGAACTTCTGTACCACGCAAATATGCTGCCGCTTTGACCTGCCCATAAGCAAGGATAAGTCTGCCCATATCCACACCTAAACCAGCAGATACATCGGCAAGTCGTTTTGTCGTATCATATAACTTGTCGCTCTCAATACGGTATGCTGCAAGCTGTTTTGTGAATGTAACCAATTCCTTAATTTGAAATGGTGACTTTACGGCAAGTTGGACAGTCTTGTTGAAAATTTGGTCTGCCTGTGATTTATTTTGTAAGATTGCTTGTAACGAACGCTGCTGCAATTCAAATTCACCGCGCACTTTTGCCAACTTGCTGATATACCCTTCAATCTGTGACACGGAGAACAACAAAGCAAGCTGACGGCTTAATTGCCCGGCTGTATCCATCAGGTTGCGATGGCGTGTGGCAAGCTGCTGTGATTTGACTCCTGCTTCCGTCAATGCTTGGTTGTGTTTTGTAATGGCTTGGTTTATCTGTTCAAGCATGCTCTTATAGTTCGCATCGGTAGTGTTCAAAGACAAACGAGCTTTTTTCAGGTACTCTATAGCTTGTACGTTCTGTTGCAGAGACTTTGCATTTTTAGAATAATCTAATGCGCCTTGTGGAGTTGACCGCTGTGCATTTGCTAAATCCGCTGCCTCCTTTGCAGCACGTTTATCCGCTGCCGCCTTACGTTGTGCAGCCTTTTCCGCAGATTGGGCACGTTGCTCGTCCGTCTTTCGTTGCTCGTCAAGCTCCATCTTCATGTAGCGCATGGCTTCTACCGCAGCCTTTTGTTGCGGCTTTGACAAGTCCATGTTCTCAACGTATTTTTTCAAATCCGAATATCCCTGCTTCAATCCGGATATATTAAAGTTAGCAAATGAACCTTCTCCGATTTTATTGTTTCCTATTCTGTTTAGCAAATCTGCCGCACGTGAAAGGCTTTCGTTCAGAGAAGTAGTCTTTCTTGTAGTCTCTTCCGCACCTTTCCCTGCTCCTTCAAATGGATTACCTTTTATAGCATCTATCTTTTTGGCTAACGAAGTAATCACACTTTCCAATTTACTCGTATCCATTACCACATTGCCAAACCCGTTTTTCAATGCATCTGCTGCTGTATGGGCATGTTTCTCTATCATCTCCAGCTTCTCATCGAAACTATCCAACTTCTTTAATACATCAGGGGTTATGTTGAGGAAAGCTCCTGCTTCGTTATTTGCCATATCATTATCCTTTTTTATTAATTATGGGCATACCCAAATCATTCAAGTTCTTCAAATCGTCAACACTTCCTATTTTGCTGACCTTCTTTTTTTTCTTGTCCTTGTTTCCGTATTCTACATGGGAAAAATCAAACGAGCTTAACCGGACCTGTCCAACCGTCATTCCCCATAAATATTCGTCACGAGAGCACCAAGTGTTGGAGCGCAGAAAATCAATCATCTGCCCCCACTCTGTACGGGATATTATCAGTTTTGTTCCGTTTTCTTCGTCTTCCTCGTCAAGGTCATTTCCCTCACGGTCTGAATCACATTGGTACTCTCGAAAAAAAAATCCGTGCTTATGAGGTTAAGGATTTCACCAAGCAATAATGCCCAGTCCTTTATGTCGTAATCTCTCCACATCAAAAGGTCAAAGACCTTGTGGTAGTCATTTGATAGTTCTTTTTTCTCATAATCAGAGAATATCCTGTCCCTGTCATTGAGAAGTGCAAGCGTTATCACGTGTGCAACTGCCGGTAGATTTACCGAGAACTCTTTGATAACATCTCCCATGCTTAACTTCTCTCCCTTCACAATCTGACACGCTTGTTCGGCTATAAGCCATTGAACACCGGGTTTCAATCCTTTAATACGCCACTCCGTACCGTGAAGTTTTACAATGCTTGGGCTGTCATTCATTATCCTTGCCAAACGTTCCATTGACTCATCAGATATAGGAGTACAAGCCGTTACAACATTTGTCTTTAGTCCTGTATCTTTTTTCTTTGCTCTATATACTGCCATGATTATAAACATGAAGGGCGGCGGCATATAAGCCTACCGCCCGTAAACACTCTAGTTATCTATTATGAACAAGTTTTATTCGGGTAAAGTATAAGCTGAATCTACATAAAACGGCGTTCTGATAGTTCTATCTCCATCGGCGATATTTGCATCATACGCTGTTCCTGCAAGGTTGATACGACCCACATTAGAGTTCAAAGATTCAAGCATTATTTTTGAGTTAAGTTGGACTTTTGGAACCACAAATGCAGTCATCGTTTCTCCTTCCTCAAACACTACGTCAATCTTTGCATACAACTTCTTGTATTGAGCAGGAGCAAAGTATTTGGTAGAGACAGTAGTTCCTGCCGTAAATCCCATGAGAGCGACCAATAGGTCTTTTTGTGTATCTGCAACCTCAGCTGTAAATTGGTATTTGCCAAGCTTCACGATGGAAAGAATGGGGCTGTCGGAAGTTTCGCACTCGATGTCGTTTACATCGTTATCGTCTTGAGCGATTGAAGTGGTATCCTCAACTACATCTTCAAGGATATAAGAGTTGCCCTTTGGCACATCGTCTTGTTCAGAGCCAGTGAACAGAGTTGCCACGATGTAAGAAGGCTTGATGAATTTTTTGGCTGTTGCGCCAGTATTGTTTACTGCCATAATTAAAAAATGTTATCCTGTTAATAATCTGTTTACCTTATTGTCACTTCTATATTTATCACGTTGTAGTAGTAGTTCCTATTTTGGTCATAATCTGCATCACGGAAATTTACATCAATCACATAATGGGGGTCTTTGCATGATTCAATAGCCTTGTCAAGCGCAAGTTCCATTTTGTACAGCTCCTTCACGGGTTTCGTGCCGTGACTGTCAACTGATTTTGCGTACAAGAACACGTTGGCAGAACCTTTGGCATAAGCTCCGTAATCTCTCATGGAAAGAACGTCAACAAGCACCATTTCTTTCCAACTGCTGTCAACGGTAGCAGGCATATTCCCGATAAACAGGTTATCGGATATAGCCGCTTTTGTCAGCAGCATGGAAAAGAAGTTCTCCACTTTCGATGTTGTCTTATATTTGCTATCCATAATCAATAACTACCGTGACTTATTATCCCAAAATTTGCGTTCTTAAACTTTGAAGCAAGTCTTTTAACGTCATCCCTTGCCGTTGCTATCACCTCATACTTGTACTTGTCTTCGACTATTTCACCGTATGGCATTGCCACAGCTACTACCAAGTCTATACCGTCATGCGGTTTATACTTGTTTCGCAGAAAATCTGTAATCGCTTCACGACCTTTAATCGTTTCACCATACCATTTCTTACCTTTCGTAGCTTGAATAGCCGGGAAACCGCTTGCAACCAACTTTCGGTTTACATATACTCCCCATCCGTAACTGTCATGCAGGTTGTGAGAACGGTGCGTATATCCTTTGTTCTGCAACTGGCTATCCACAATTTTCTGTCCTTCACCGGAAAGTAATCTGACAAGTTCTGATATGCGGTCTTTCTTCGCCATAGCCTACACCTCGCTCATCTTAATGTCAACGTGGCAACCTCCCAACTGGCTGTATTCAAGTCCCACGACACGACCGTTAATAGGTATAGCATAATCCTCGCATTTGAAGTTGGTGTTGAACCTTATCGGAAGTTGAGCACCTATTTCGCAAGGGAAGAACACCTTGTAATCAGCCATGATAGTACCGGAGTTAATCAGCTTTGCAGCCTGCTGTATGTCACATTCAGTTTCAAGAAGGATGGTCTCTCCCGTAGTGGGGACTTCGGGAGAACTATCCGTCTTTTCATTCCCAAGCATGTCACCGTCACCGAGAAGGTTCCCGTCTTCCGGCTTATTCGTTATCACGGTGTAGAATGTGCCATGAAATGGGTATTCTGCTATTGCTTTTCTTTTGAGACGCATAAACTATACATCTAATGAATTTTCATTGACCCAACTCATACTACCCGAATCCATGCTTTTCAACGCTTCTTCTTCACCATACTTTTTGTACAGTGCTTTCAGACGGTCTTTCAAGTTTTGGATTATGGCAGCCGTTACCGTCTCACTACCTATATCCTGTCTGTAACTGCCATGTTGGAGTGATGATGAAGCCACAGACCACGGACCGTTAATGACAAGCTCGTACAGTGCGATAAGGCAATGGTCTTTAGTGTATTCATCTATTTCGGAACGGTCTGAAATAAACATCAAGCCGTTTTCGTATGCGATATTTTCAAGCGCATCATCTTCAAAGACAAATCTCGTAAGCCCATTGAGGTATGCTATCGGGTCAAATGATTTTTCCATAACTACTACGCAATGTATTGTACATTTAATCGTCTGCCTGACTTGTGTCTACAATTACGTGATTACGGAATGTTTTCAGTGCAGGACAAGCTGACATCATTACATCAGTATGCCATTCCTTATACAGCCCGTTGTTTGTTGTTGTATTCACAATCGTGCAGAGACCATCGTTAGCCTGAGCAAAAATCTTAGTTATTACGCTTGAACCATACTTATCAAACATCTGTTTGTCTAGGTTATTGGTGTATTCAAACTCACAAGCATATCCGGCAGGGCGGAGAACAGCAATTTTATCGTCCCAACCTTGTACGAATGTGTCTCCGGTATTGGTAAGATTACGCTCACGTTCTTCAACAATTTCAATTGGAGATACACCGGGATAATCACGGAAAGCAGCTAAGAACAACTCTCGTGTAGTAGGTGCAGTAGCGGTTGTTGCGATGTAAGCTAAAGGATTTTTCTTGAAACTTTCAATCAATTCCTTAACTTCGGCATTTTGCAGCATTACTTCGTAAAACATCTTGCGTGTAACCTGCCATACCATTGCACCTTCATACCCCCATTTTTCACGATATTTTTTCTCCTTTTCCGCCATTTGACTGAGAATCTTACATTTTTCGTCTGTCCAAACTACTGTGCCAGCTTTAGTAAAGTTCTCTGTTGGTATATCAGCCTTATGCAACGGAGCTTGAACGCCACGTGCGATATTTCGGTAGTCAATATGACCTTTAGACATTAACTGTGCAGTCATGAAGTTCATGGTTGCGTCCGCACTATCAAGCTGTGACTGTAATGTATGTACCCAAGCGGCTACAAAATCGGCATCGTTTCCAAACAACTCAAACTGTTGTTCTTTTGCTTCACGTTCCATAGCTGTTTCAACGAAACCGGGAGCGATAAAATCAGGAATGGATGCGGTGTACCAGTACAGGCCGTCCTTATCCATTTGATTACTGTCACCAAGAGGTGCACGCAAATCCATCAAAGGAGCGGCTTTCAAGTCACGTCCTTTCACAGAAAAAGTAGCAATGCCATTAGGGGCGGTAGGTGTGGGAGCACCAGCTTTTACACCTTGGGTCTTGTACCAACCATAATTAGTGTATAGCAGACCTTCTGTATTGACAAAGGATTGCAAGAAACGTTGATTGGCCTTGTCTGAAAAGAATCTTGCATATCTGCTGTTATTAAAATCAAATTTAGGCATAGTTTCGTCAATTTTAAATGTTAAACCAACCCTTAACCTTGCTCTTGTTCAAAGCTTTTAATGCAGCCGAAAGAGGTTGCATACGGTCTTCGTAGAGGAATACATCTCCTAATGCCAATGCAGGAGTGATAAGATATCTTGCACCATCGAAATCATCTTCGGATGCAGCCGGGTCAAAAACAAAATCAAAGTCGCAGGGAAGGTATGAGTTAGGATTAGTGACCATAGCTTCTTTACCAGAACCTGCTTCTTTCGCTTCAACAAGAACAGATGAAGTTGTTAATGCTCCGAGGGTTGCGCTCAATGTAACTTTCCAAACATCGCCAGCCGTTCCGTCAGTCGTTTTTTCAACGGCTGTGACTGTTACTGCTGTTCCTTTCCCTACCAATGTGGTAGGAGCAACCATGAGAACGTCCCCTACAAACGGAATGAGGGAATACCCGTCTCTTTTCAAGTAAATAACCGTATCAGATGATTCTGTTGTAGCTTTTGCAACCGCATACGATTTTAAGATACGTATTTCGCTTCCATTAGAACCATTACTGGGAATATATTCAGCGAGCGTTCCGGCAAAAGCTCTTGCATTACCTTTGAATGGGTTTTTAACAATTCCACCACTGGTAGGAAATACAAGTGCGTCTTTCCCGCTCATCTGTAGCTTCACGAAGACATAGCGATGACCACCAATGCTTCCGCGAGCCTGAACCAATGCTCTACCGGGAAGATAGCCACTGTTCAATAGGATTTGCTGATAGAAATCTGACATTTTCTTTTTGGTTTAAATGATTATTATTTTTCTTCTCTGTGCGACTGCTTCTTTACGACAGCAACCACATCGGCAAAGTCATCGGTCTTTCCCTTACCGCCTCCCGTGCCGCCTGGAGTGATGTCGGGTGGAGTGTTAGCATTAAACTTATTGTAGCTCTTGACCAGTCTTTCTGTGAGAGCATCAACATCTGTTTCAGAATCAATGTGAATCAATTCGAGTTGGTCGTTAATCCAATCCTCGTTCTTGACTTCTTTCCCTTTTAAGGCTGATTTGAGTTGATTGCGTTTTTCGGAGATAGTTTTGGCTCTTTTCTCTTCCTCACGTTCTGATTTCAAGTCTTGGAGTTCTTTGAGCAACTTATCCAGTTTGCTTTCGTCTCCTTTGTTATCCTTGCCATCATCCTTATCTCCCTTATCATCCTTTGCGGGGTGATTCTTTTCCCACTCCTTTACGAATTTTGAATTGTCGTTCCTGATGTTGTTGTCATCCTCTTGGAAGTCCTCCAGATAATCGGCAACCGCATCATCCAATTCCAACTCGTCATTACCACTCGCTTTCTCCAACCGCTTGTAGATCCTTTCCACCTTGCCGTTGAAACTTCTCTCACTCATCGCCAAGTTTTTCTTGCCGTTGTTGGTGATTCCTGCTTTCAGTGCTTCTGAAAACTGTTCTTTCGTAAACTTCATACACTATATGTTTTATAATGATTATATGCGAAAGTAATGCTTTAATAAAAAGGTATAACTATAAAAAAATCACTGTATTTATCACTATGATAAATAGACATTGGTTTAAGTATATATTACCTTGTTATTAAGAGCTATTTTTGCTTTTGATGAAAGAGCAAGAAGTACATAGGGAAGTCGTAATCAAGCCGCAAGAAGGATTCCAAATGCAGTTTGCATCATCATGTGTGGACGTAGTGTTTGGTGGTGGAAATCTTGGCGGTGGAAAATCTTTTGCTCTTGTTCTCGCTCTCGCAGAACCGTTAATGGCAGATGGGGATTTCCGTGCGGTTATTACACGTAGGTCTTTGCAGTCGCAAAAGACGGGAGGTTCATTCGTAGATACATTCAAGGCTATATTCGGTGACTATTGTTCTGTAAAGACTGCCGATAGCCCTCGCATATCATTCCCAAGTGGTGCGTATTGCGACTTGACCTATATAGATGATACTAATCTTGACAAAATGCGTGAGCAATGGAAAGGTAAACAGATTGATGCTATATGTATTGACGAAATTACCGAAATGTCTTGGGAAGCGTTCAGCTATGTCCAGACCCGTAATCGTGGACGGTCAAAGACATTTACGGGAAAGTTCTTCGCTACACTTAATCCGAAACGAAGCCATTGGACGAGAAAATTCTTGGATTGGTATATTGGCGTTGATGGTTTTATCATGCCAGATAGAAACGGGAAAGTAAGATATTTCTATGTAAACGGCTCTACTGTTGATGATGTGGTTTGGGGTGATTCCAAAGAAGAAGTTTATGCTAAGTGTAAGATAGATATTGATAGGAAACTTGCCCGTATTGGAGGTGATTTTAACTATACGAATATGATTAAGTCATTCGTATTCTATCAAGGTAAGCTATCCGAAAATAGGGCTATGCTTGAAAATAATCCTAATTACATAGGCTCTGTTGCAGCTTCGGGCGGTAAAATGGCACAAGCTATCATTGAGGGCAACTTCAATGTTGACCCTGAAGAAGACGAAAAGATACCTATCCCTTCCACTTCCGCACAAGGCGTGTTCAACAACAACCCTGCCGTAAACGGTGACAAATGGATTACCGTGGATTTGGCGGATTACGGTACGGATAATCTCGTGGCTCTGGCATGGGATGGATTTCACGCATACGACATTCTCATTCTTAGCAAGTCCACTCCGAGAGAAAACGCTATGGCAGTGAAGACATTTGCATTTGAGCATGGAACAGCCGAAAGCCATATCATTTTTGACGCGACTGCCGGAAGGTACTTTAATGATTACATTCCCGATGCAGTACCTTATATCTCGCTAAATAAACCTTTCGGGCTTTACCAACTTACCGCAATGACAGTCAAGGATATGTGCTATATCAGATTATGCAAGATGATAGAGGAAGGCAACTTGACATTTGACGATAAACTTGCCGTTCAGACTTACACTCATCAAAACTTGAAATATAAAGTGACGATTGAGAACGAGTTTATGGAAGAATGTTCCGTTGTGCGGTTTGACGATATGCAGAGTGGGAAGAAGCGGCTTTGGAACAAGAAGAAGATGAACCAAATGTTAGGGAAAGGCAGGTCTATGGACTTGTTGGACCCATGCGCAATGAGGATGTTACCGTGCGCTAACATCGAATACGGGAATGAAATTCAAGCAGGGTATTACAATCACGAGGAAGAAACCAAACAAGCGAGCCATACACAGACAGAAGGAAGTATTTACGATGAACATTTATGGTATTAGGATATGATAAGCTATAACGACATAAAGGATATTATCAATTCCCTTAAAACAGAAGGAATTGAAGCAAGATTAAGAGACGTTGCCTATTTGGTAATGTGTGATTCTTTCGTAGATAAGGATCTTGCTGCAAAGGTTGCTTACCAAGAAGATGAAAAGCCTTCAAACAAGGTGTTATCCATGCTTGCCGAGAAACTGAAACCTTTCGGCATCGGTGCTATCACTACCATATCTAAAGATGAGAACCGAGAAGCGTTGCTGAAAGAAATATCGGAGATGAAACAGATTGCTGACGATGCGAAAGCAAGTGGAGATTCAGACACTTTTATCAAAGCAAGTAAGGTCGTGTTGGATGCACGCGTGAAGCTGAACGATAAATTCAATATTGAAGAGGAAGAGGGGCAGAAGCGAATAATCGTTGTTCCGCAGAAGCACGACATTATCTGCAAATGGACTTCGAGAGAGTGTTCTGCAATGCCGAGCAAGGAAGCCTGCATGAAGTATTACAACCTAATTGATGCGGAAAAATGACACGGGAAGAGAAAAAAACATATCTATTGCGGAACGTAAATGCCTTGTTGCAGAAGAAACCGTTTTTCAGAGGAAGTGACACTTGCTCTACAAACGACTATTCCGACGGTCAGTCCGCAGCTATTACCGATACACGCACGGCAAGGCTTCCGAATGTAAAAAAGAATATCGTTTCGCAGGAAAAGTTTCTGAAAGAACTTGACCCGATGAGCCATGAGGTATTATTTGATCAAAACTTGCCGAGCATTTGCGTGAAGTTAGAAGATGGGGGATATCAGGAAATCAAGTTCCAGCGCACGGCATTAGCTTTCCAAGAACAGATACTGGCGAGCCACGTAATCTACCTTTGCGGGAATCCCTGTACATTGTCTTTAAGAGGTGGCACTCCTTCCGAGAAAGATAAAGCCAACTATTCCACAATCAAGGAGTATTGGGTAGACAGGAATATGGATGGATGGCGTACAAAGGCAGTCCGTTCGCAACTTGCAACAGGCGATGCAGGACTTCTGTTTTATTATGACTATAAAGGACGTATCAAGTGCCGCCTGATAAGTTATGAAGATGGTTACGTAATCATATCACACAATGACAACAACGGTGACAGGCTTCTTGAAAGTGTCTACTATGCCGATGCGGACGGTGTGGAATACATTGACAGTTACGATGATACCTACATGTACCGTATGCACACACCGATAGACGGTGAAGAAGCAGGCGAGGACGGTTTTGTAAGAGAACTTCCTATATTGCACGGTTTCAGCGAGATACCATTGTGTACCAAACGCGGTAATGTGGCGTGGAACAACGGCCAGAGCCTTATCGAGATTTACGAAATTATCTACAACATCTTCTTTGTCATTCAGAAACGGAACGGCTGGGGCATTCTGTATATCAAAGGCAATTTGTCAGAAACGACAAAGAAACTTGCAGGGAGTATCATTTTGCAAGACAAGTCAATGGACGGTAACGGAAGTGCAGAGTTCAAAGCACCGCCCAGCCCGCAAGGTATGCTTGACAGTCTGCAAGATTTGTTTGAGAAGATACAGATAAACACCTCATGCACATTTCTTTTGCCTAAAGATGTCAAGTCAAGTGGTGACATAAGCGGACTGGCTATTACGCTGACCCGTGATTTAGATTTGAAGAATGCCCAGCAAGGGGTTATCGAGTGGCAGAATTTTGCAGACAAGATGATGCGCCTGTTCAAGGAGGGATTAGCCAAAGAATTGGTAAAAAAAGGCGAGAACGTAAATGCCATTACAGAATTTGACAAACTTCGTGTCAGCTGTAAGTTCAAGATATGGCAACCGTTCAGTGCAACTGAGTATAACAACATGCTTATCTCAATGAAACAGGCTGGTATTCTCTCCACGAAAACGGCTATTGAAAAGAACACGGAGAGCACACCCGATGAGGAGCAACGAGTGACTAAGGAAGTTAAGGAAGCAGAAGAAAAGGTGATTGCCCAACAGCAAGCCAACAAAGCGAACAAGCAGGAAGGAGGTAATAATGAATAAACAAGTGATAAACATAGATGCCAACTTCATTAAAGAGATTGCCAAAATGCAAGAGCGAATTGATGAAACAGATAACGCAATTTTCAATCTATTCATGAAGATACAAGACGTTAATCGACTTGATATTATGTATGATGGTGAGAATAGAGATCTGTACCATCACATTTATATGTTCATCGAATATGTCCTGCATAAGTTTCCAAATATATACGAAGAATTCAGAGAAAACAAACAACACAAGTAATGGAGAAACAGAGCCTATACATATACAAGCTGGATGCACATGGGGAAAAAGTCAAGTTTCCCAACGAAACCATGTCTGCAAAGCTGGGTGAATACACTTACACGGCACAGCGCATGGCCGGCACTCCTACGCTTACCGCCACGCTCAACTATCCGTCTTGCTTGGATGAAGAGTGGACTGGAGAGGAATTTGTGGAATTCAGAGGTGAGAGATACTATGTCGACCAAACCCCTACATCTTCAAAGGACAACAAAAGCATTATGTATAAGCATGAACTCCAGTTCGTTTCAGAACGTATCGTATTGGAGAACGTGTATTTCATGGATGTGGTGACAACTGGAACAGATACTTATCATTCCAACTCTACTTCTGTGAAGTTCATGGGAGACATAAACGAGTTTGTAGGTCGCCTTAACGCTTCAATGGCAAAATCGGGTATCGGATATTCGGTAATCATAGATGATGATATTACTTCCGATTCCAAACTTGTTTCACTTGACAATGTGTACCTTGCAGAAGCGTTACAATCCATATATACCATATACGAACTTCCTTATTACTTTGTAGGTAAGGTTTGTCACATAGGATATACAGAGAATGTAATTTCTACTCCCTTCGAGTATAAGAAAGGGCTTGTATCAATAAAAAAGACAAACACCAATTATAAAATTGTCAATCGCGTTACTGGTGTTGGTAGCTCTGACAACATTCCTTTCTACTATCCGAATGATGATGAAAAAGGTACTATAGAACGTACACAAAACCTTATGCCTTCCATTTACAGACAAACAAATGGAGCAGAAAGATTCTACAATGCGCTTAACGACACGTATAAGATACCCGGCACAAATGATTACTACTCTTTCAAAAATACATTTTCTTCTAAGAAGGTAAAAGAGATAAAGGTAGATTTTAGCGATATAAAGCCTACTATAGAAAATGTGACAAACGCTTCGGGACAGTTATTTGGTGAGATTGCGGATATTGCTTTTGATGCTAATGATAGTGACGAACTCGGAACCGGAGAAGGGAATAATATATTCAATGATACAGATGAGTATGTACATTCTTATTTCTACATAAAATTACATATATATAATGGAGATTACGGCTTTAACCTGTTCGAACAGGGTTTGGAGGGTGGCACGGCTGTAATCAATATGACTACGGGTAATTGCGCTGCTTGCGAGTTTGAAATAGGAGTTACCTATAAGGACAATGAACCGGAAAGGGCATTCAACCCTGTATTGGTGGATTCTTCCGGGAACTTACCGGCAGGAGATTTTGAGCAGAAGGTTACTTCACAACCATCCCAATATGTAGAAAGCCAACAAAACACTTCTACAAATGAAGTTTGGATTGCAGTAAAAAAGGACAATACCACTTTCGGAATTGTTATGCCTAATGCCACCAATAACTATAAGCCTTCTGTCGGGGATAAATTTGTGATTACAGGCATTAAGATGCCCAAGTCCCTTGTACTCGCTGCTGAGAAGAGATTGGATGAAGCATTGATAAAGTATATGTCAGAGAATAATGACGAAAAATTCACATTCTCCGTCAATTTTTCCAGAGTATTTCTTGCAGACAATATTCAATTAGCAGAATTACTAAATGAGAATGTTCGCATGTATATAAAATACAACGAACATGAGTATCTTATGTATGTAAATTCATTTACTTGTAAAGCGGACAAAAATTGCTTATATGACATATCTGTTGAATTAACAGACAAATTATCTGCAAATGTTTCTGCATTACGAAGTACTATTACAGAAATTGCAGGCGATATCATAGGTAATACATTGGGAGGGAATAGTATTTCTACTACTGATATCTTAGCAAAAGTCTCTCGACATTTTCTCAGTAAAACACAAGATGACCGTACCCCGCACAAGTTATCCTCTGACAAAGCTTTTGAAATAGGGAAATTTGTCAGTGGTAGTACAGGTGGTATCATAATGGTTGATAAGGAAACAGGTCAAACCTATGCGGAGGTTGATAAACTGAAAGTCCGCATGAAAGCCTATTTCGAATCATTGGAGATACAAAATGTAAATTCTGTAGGTGGAAAGATAGTTCTAACTCCGGGTGGTGCTGTTACGCTTATTGATGTTTGGACCAAGGGCACCATTGAACAAACGCCCATACTTTCAATGGCAGACGGGAATCCTATATTGCTTGCAGATGGCAGTGAACTCCAATTGATGGATAAAGAAACGGTAGACAATGGCGTCCCCGAAGGCGTGTACAGATGTTTCTTCCTTGCCGAGCAGGACGGTGTGGAAGTGGAGAACCGCTTCCGTGCAGGTTTCCAGGTACAGAGCAAAAACTTCAACATACAAAAACCGGGAGAATACCAACAGGTAGCGAACCATTATTATTGGCGTTTATGTGTAGGGGCAAGCAAAGAGCCTATCAATGTCGGCATATACAAATTGCACTATATTGACCTCAGCATGGCGGATTGCGACACAGGTAGTGACATTCCGGCAAAGGGTGATACTGTAGCCCACCTTGGTGCACGAATCAAATGGAAAGGCATTGACAACAAGGACGTGACGGATGAAAGCAATATTGACGCACAGAATGCCATTGTATTCTCTTCTACCGATGTGTTCAGCCCGAGTGTTACTCTGTATCACGGTATAGACTCCTACTCCTACTTGAACAAGGAGTATGTTGAGTATGGCGTAGACAAAACTAACAACAAGGCGTTTTTCCATGTGTACGGTGATGCGTATATTGGGGACCGTGATGGTAACAGCTTTGTTAAGTTCACCCAAGGTGAAGGTGTGGAAATAAAGGGCAAGCTCTCTGTGGGCACCACTATCGGTAACGGTGATACGATTGAAGACGCCCTCAAGAAAGCTTCCGAGAAGTACAAAGAGGACTTGGACCCTCTGAAAGAGTACATCAAGCAGGAAATAGATAATATCCAGAATCAGGTTGACGGTGCGATAGAAACATGGTTTTACGACCCGGTGCCCACCCTTGAAAATCTTCCCGCATCCGATTGGGATACAGATGAGAAGAAGAACAATCATTTGGGAGACCTCTATTACAGCAAGGAGGGAAAAGCATACCGGTTCCAATATGAACAAGAAAAGGGATGGTATTGGAATGCCATTACCGATACGGATATTGTCAAGGCTTTGGAAAACGCTCAAAAAGCACAGGATACCGCAGATGGGAAAAGACGCATCTTTGTGAGACAACCGCAGAATTCGGACGCATACGACATAGGTGATATGTGGGTAAATGCGACCTACGGGAGTACTTACAAGGACGATATGCTCAGAGCGAACACTTCAAAAAAGGCAGGGGAAGCATTTAGTATCTCACATTGGGAGCTTGCATCAAAATACACTGATGATACTTTGGCGCAAGAAGCAAAGAAAATAGCCGAAGAAACGAAGAAAGCGGCTGAAAAGCTGGATAGCACTGTAAGTTCAATGAAGGACTTTACCGATGAAGCATTCAATGATGGTATCGTAGACAGAGGGGAAGCGGCTGCGATTAAAAAATACCTGAATAATATTGATTCCATCAAAAACGATGTAACAGAATCCTATAATAAGATTATAGAGAATGAGCTTCTTGATGAAGGCGTGGTAAAGACGGAGTTGGAAACTGCGTACCGCTTGTTCAATAGCTCGGCACAGGAGCTTATAAACACCATTAACGGTGTGATTCAGGACGGTAAGACCACAGCGACCGAAGTGGCTATGGTGGATGGCAAGTATTCAGCGTTTAACTTGAAGTACGGTGATTTTATTGCCAATGTCAACGCCGCGAACAATTATATACAGGGCAAGCTTAACGAATCCATCAAGGAAATATCGAAGAATATAGGAGATATATCCTATCTGACGAAAGCACTTAAGGAATATACCAATATTGAGGGTGGTCTTATTCAATCCTCATTGTTAGCTTTAGGATACACCTCGGAAAGTGGTTTCAAGATAATGAGCGGTACGAACGGTGTACACCAATCCGACAAGCGTGGCGGAGGTATTGCTTCCTGGTGGGGAGGTTCCATGCTGGACAAATTCGATTACCCGGAAAGCAGCGTGCCGGAAAACGTTGCCAAAGGTCTTGTACGCTTTGACGGTACGGGTTACTTTGCCAACGGTGCACTTTGGTGGGAAGAAGATGGTACACTCCATGCAGACCCGTTGTCATTCTTTGTCGGTGAGGAAACGGTCGGTGTATTACTGTCGGCATTTAAGTTCTTGCGCTCGGCAGAATTCAAATATATATTGGAACCTCAATATCCGTTCACTCATATAAAAGCCATCAATTCTGTCCAAATCGGTAATGCCTTGCTGAAATATGACGCGACCAATAATGCCGTATATGTAGAGAAGGATGATGGGTCTATGGTTAATTTCTACGCCACGGGTGACCTTGCTGCGTTCGGTTCGACAACCGGTGGTGGAAGTGGTGCAACCTCATTGGGCATGCTGGACGATGTAGACCTGGTTACTCCTCTATCGGAAGGACAGGTATTGACGTACGACTCGATTAAAAACAAGTGGACGAATAAAAAAGGCGGTGGCGGTTTGGATATAGACGCCATGTGGGATGAGCTTGCCAAGTCTGACACGTCCAAGAGAATCCATTTTTCCCACATACCGGACTTGGGCAGTGTATATGCCAAGCAGGTAGAGCTGGGCACGACTCCTTACAATGTATCCAATGGGGTGATCTCTCTTCCTGCGTACCCGACCAGACTGTCCCAATTGGAGGATGATATTATAACAGGAAAGTATCTGCCTTTGGCAGGCGGGACGATAACAGGCAACCTTGCGATAAACGGAACTACGACCACTAATAATATAGTCCTGAACAAAGCCGGGAATTTTGGTAACAAAATAAACTTCGGTGACGGTGATTACGTATACTTGCAGGAGGCGTCTGATGATTCCTTGACTATCTACGGAAGCAAAAAAATATCCCTTAATGGTTCGGGATTCGGTTACAGTTTCGGTTCTGATGGGCTGATTCCCACATCGGGAAGCAAGAGCCTTGGCGGTGGATGGGAAAATCACATGTGGGATAGTGGTTGGTTTACAAAGATTGGGTGTTATGTAATTGGCGTCAACCCTAATGAAGTCCACGATGATTATAATCCTTGGCATGGGATCAATTTTAGTTACTATAACAGGGTCGTAATGTCGGGTTATCATGGCATTGACCTCTTTACGTCTTATGGTAATGTCATGCAATTTAATACTAATGGCAATGTGGTAGTAAGCAAGGCATTAGGGGTAGGTACGTCCAATATTGACGCTCCTGAAAGATATATATGCTGTTATGGTAAAACCGGTTATAGTTATATAAACTTCGGATATAATCCATCTATGGCCAATACAGGAGAATTAGCATTCTTGTACAATGGAGACGGTGATCTTACCAATGAGATTACCTTGGGATTTTACGGAGGTGAAAGATATGGCAGATTAAAATTAAGGGCAAAGGGAAACAATTTTATGGACGGTTCATTGGAAGCAAGTGGAGAGTTGTCTTGCTGGTCGGACGCCCGCTTAAAGTCATGTATAAAACCGCTACGGAACAGAGGATTTATCACTCCTGTCAGCTATATCAAGGATGGAAAGGAAAGCATAGGGTTTATCGCACAGGACATGATAGAATTGTATCCTGAGCTGGTATCTAAAGGCAGCTCGAAAGAACACTACCTGTCCGTGAACTATGCCCAATATACGGCAGTATTGCAGGCTCAGATAATTGAGCTGCACAAAGAGATTGATGATTTGAAACGTAAATTTATAAATTAAAAACTATGGTTACATTATTGATTGTTTCGATTATTCTGTTTGTATCCTATATCGGATATACAGTCGGGATGTATGGTATCCCTGCAAGTATCAGTGACACATACTATCGGCTTGGAAAGAGGGGTTGGCTGTTCACGCTCTTCTGCCTTGCCGAATCTTCCCTGCTGATTGCATCGTTTATTGAAGCCAGCAAGGAAGAATACCAATTCCTGGCGTTCATTGCAAGTGCATCATTGGCTTTTGTCGGCTCGGCTCCCTTGTTCAAGGAGGATTATAACCGCAATATCCATTATGTAAGCGCGGGAATCTGCGCGCTTGCCTCTCTTGTATGGCAAGTGTTGATGAGTTTTTGGTACGTCCCTCTTATAACCTTCCTTGGCGGTGTAATCGTATTGGCATGCCTTAAGTTCAAGAAGCCTGTGTTTTGGATGGAGATGTGTGCCTTTATCTCCACTTATATAACCCTGTTACTGCTCTACTGATATGGCTAATTCGAATAACGTAATTACGTCTCCTGTCAATCTGAGGAGTGACGTTGCTTCCGTTCTTGGGACGTCTGAAACGAATGTGAGCGGGTTATGCACGAGCCATGAGATTAATATGTGGTCAAGATGTAAGCCTGTCCATATTGCTTCTGCTGCTCCTGACAGGAGCATGCCATCTGACGGTGAAGGAGCTTGGTGGAAAGGCTCGATGAGGAATTGCGGCATTAAGCCGCCCCCTGTAGCGTCTTATGAGGAAATCCCCAAGTTGTATACAGGAAACAAAATGAACGGATATATCTATGAGAGACCTTGGGGCGGAAGTGGGAGTCCGTACAGGTTGGCAGATTTCTTACTGTACAAGCACGATGCGCAACCGCCGTTCCATAGCTTCTATTGCGATTCCAAGGTGTCTATGTATGGCTCTATATCGTGCTCTCTTGCGCGAAATGTTACTACCGCAGATAAATCAGGTCCCGGCTCGGTCGAGCTGTCCGACATAGAATCCGCTACCAACCTTGATACATGGTGGTTTGGGGCGATGTTGGTTGACTCGTCCAACAGAATTGTGAGGAAACTGGCTAATGTCAGAGCGGGGGTTACATTAGAGATGCCTGCCAATGGTCTGACACTTGGTCAATACTACGATGTATATCCGTTTTTTTGCATGAATAAGATTGAAAGTATCATCGAGGCGGACAAGGCTAATCTGTTTTTGCCTGTCATGAACTGCTCTCCCGGCAGGGTTAAGTATGTATCGGAAGAAGAAGCGGGTGGTTTGGTAATCAATCTTACAGCCGAATATGTGACTAACTCAATGACCGGGCTTAACACTGCGGTTAAATGGAATCTTAAACTTACGTATTATTCAGTCGGTAGTAAAACGCTAACTAATAATTGGATTACACTAAGGCGTGTGGTTTCGGATGAAGATATGGGCAGGGAAAAATTACAGGATTTCAATCTGATTCAAGACAGAGAGGTTGAAATATTCGGGACATTCAGCTTATCTGATTTTCTTGGCGAGTACTACGTATATCTACAGCTTAATACGAACGAGTACACGAAGAAGGCGTTCCCGCTCAAGCTTGACCCGAACCCCGGACCGATACAGTAAAGAATATACTAATCATTAAATTATACAGATATGGAACTGATAAGAAAAAAAGAAAGTATTACAAGAATTTATGAAAACGGTGAAGTTTCAAACAACACAACAAATGATATCCAATATATCGTATTGGATGGAGATGCTTATGTCGGCACAGCCTCTATCATGCCCACAGGGTTTACCATGACAGTAGGCATGAGAGCTCCCATCGAAGATATAGAGAGTATGCTTAGAAGCATATTGTCTTCCATTCCCAAGGAAGGAGGCGCAAAATGAAAATCAACGAAATCATCAGAAAAATGAGTTTTTTACAACTCGTGCCTCTGAAATCGGATGAGGGTGCGCCACTTGCCAATAAAACGAAAGTGAAGATTATCTTGAATTTGGTAGCTTACGAAAGGGCAATGGAGAGCTTTAACGAAGATATGCGCGGTATCTATGCCAAGCTGAAGCCCGAAGGCTATGACGCCCAAGCCTTCCCCCGCGTGAATGAATTGGAGAAGAAAGAAAACATAAGCAACGAAGAAAAACAGGAACTTGAGTCGATTAAGCAGAGTGAGGAATACCTCTCCTATGTTGATATGAAAAAAACATTGATGCGCGAGTTTGAAGAGGCAAGAGAATGCGCTTCGGCAGACAATGACTATACAGTCAGCGAAAGGGCACTCACAGAGGATGATTTGGTTTCCATTGCGGAAGTTATCCCTACGGATAAGGAGTTTGCAATCGGCAGGAATGAAGATGGGGAAATCAAGGTTAATGGTATCACCGTATTGGCGGAGATTGGCAGAATGTTTATAATGTAAAACAAATAATTATGGCAGGAAAAACGATTAACGAGCTTGACGCACGGACAATGCCGAACGGCAAGGAGAACATACCCTTCCAGGAAGGGAATACAAACGGAAGATTATCTACCGATGCGTTGAAAAGATACGTGACACCTGATTTAACACCTTATCAGAAAACCGTAGACGCTGATAAGAAGTATCTGTCTGCCGTGGAAATTGACGATGTAACATCAATATTATAATTATGCGAATCAATTATCAGTCCGATTTTAAAATCATAGAGAAAAATCTGAATGGAGACCTGAAAACTCCTTTCCGGTTTACTTATCAGACAGTATTGTCGAAACCCGTTGTAGCCTCTTTCGATGGACACGATTACAAGAACTGTCGCAGGCTGGATGATGGCAGCCTGCTGGTTGTGTTTGATAATCATGGCATGCGTCCGGGCAACCTGACGGTCAGACGCGAGTATTACCTTACTGATGATGATTTTGCTGATGGTATCTGTAACCTTGTATCCATGGAGTTTACAGGCATCATCCTTGTCAATGGCAAGTCTGATGACAGTACAGGTACAATTGACGTTTATCCTAACTATCAGAAAGGCGATAAGGGAGACCCAATGACATGGGAATCCATGACAGAGGAGCAGCGTACCGAATTAAAGGACTCTGTGGTAAAGGATGTGCAGAATGAGATGCTTTCTTCCTTTCCTATTTCTGATAAAGAATACGAAGATGTATTGAGTGGTTTCCTTTTATCGGGAACCGATAAAAATATATTTACGAATTAAAATAAGAATTATATGGCTAAAATTCATAAACTTACCAAAGGCGGGGAGACTATTTATCCTGCTACAACCACTGATGCGGTGGTACATCCAACTACGCGTAAAAACCTTACGGAAAGTCTCTCTTTATTGGACAATAAAAACTTATTGTTATCTTGTGTTACTTCGTCCTCTAATCTTATAATTAAGAATGGGGATAATTTAAACAATTGGGAAGACGATAAGATTTTAAACAATGATGGTGATATTGTAAAAAGTAATGGATATTCCACAACAGATTTCATTGAATATGAAGGACAATATGGAGCTTACTCAGCTCTAATGTATGAAGCGGCAAGCATTGGGGTTTCTTATCCTCTATTAGCATATTACGATTTAGCATCAAAGAAGCATATCAAATCTTTTTATCTAGTAGGAGGGCAAAGAACAATATTGATACCACCCGGATATTGTGTTAGAGTCTCGACTAAAACTAATTTAAAAAAAACTTTAATTTTTAAAGCCAGCGCAGAATTGGAAACGGCTCCATTTTCTGTGAATGAAATTCCTGATGAGTCTATTGATAATTCGAAAATTAAGAATAAAACGATTAGTACTGGAAAAATAGATGAAGGATTGTTTTCAAAACTTCAATATTCGGTCGGAATTATATCTAATGAAAATGTTGTTGGCAATGAAATTGCCATTAATTGGACTGATAATTATATATTATCGGCAAATGGACAAATAATTGAATCAAAGAGTTATTCTGTCAGTGATTTTATTGATTATTCAGGAAATTACGGACAGTATCAAGCCTTAATGTTCTTTCCTTGTATAGATGCTATTAGTTATGGGACTGTTGCATATTATGATAAGGATAATCATAATTTCAAAGTATCATTCCCCGTTTTTGGCGCAGGAAAAACGACAATATTAATACCACCTAATTACGCAGTCAGGCTTGTAACCAATACGGACAGAAAGTCTAATATTATATTGGGCGTATCTACTAAAAAAAGAGAATTACCCGATAACATCGTAACCACTGAAAAACTAGCGGATAAATCTGTAACAAATGAAAAAATTTTAGATAAAAGTATCTCATTTTCAAAAATGAAAGAAGTTGTTTTTGAAGAGGAGAATAAAACAGAAAAAATAACAGCTAGCGAAGAAACTACCGAATTAAAGGAAGGCTTATATTATGGCGGACAATTCCATGAAGAACCGGAAGGTAATTTTTGGACTATCGTTTTCAAACAGGTCATAAATAAGTATGATAGTTTAGATTTGTCCAATTATGTTATAGGTGTTACAGGTGGAGCTATATTGGACAAAAATGGGAATGTTGTAGAAGAGTTCTCTACGGCAAATGGTGGAGATTCTGATTTTCAAGTACCGGTAAATGCTTATAAATTAGCGATGACAATAAATAAAAATTACCCTTATGGAAATTACGTCATTGGAAAAGATAAGGTATTATCTACAAAGTTTTCAATACCTGATTTGGTTTTGCAAAAAGGGCAATCGGGGGAAGTTACTTATAACGGCAATCAATGGTTCGGAAAAAAAATATGTATAATAGGGACATCAGTTGCGTATGGGAGTAACGCGGAGAAAGCTTATGCAAAAATAGCATCTGAAAGATTAGGATTTGAAATTGTACCAGCAGGTGTCCCAGGGTTAGCTATTCACGCAAAAATAGATAATGACCATGGAAGTATAATTGCACCATTAACATACGGCTCTACTTGTCTAAGTAAGGCTGAATATGAAGCTGCAAAACAAGCAGGTGCTACAACAATTACCGTTCCCGAAACTCCTAAGCCAACTGACGGAAACAGTTGGAAACCTGGAGATGATAGTAATTACAATTCCTATTACAGAACATGGGAAAATGTTTTTTCTGTTAAAAATGCGAATGTTGATCTATGGGTTTATTCAGTTGTACCCAACAATACAAATTTTGAAAATGCTGATTGGGAAAACTTTAATAAAGACACTTGGAGTTATAACGATGGCAGAGGATTCGCTGAACATAGAACGACTTTTTTAGGTGCGCTGTTATTCTTAATGGACAAGATGTATACACTCAACCCTAATGCAAGAATGGTTCTTGTGTTAGATAGTGCTTTTGAATATGCAAATGGTAAAGCAGACTTTCAAAAAATATCCGAACTTTGGAATATCCCGATAATTGACCTTTGGAAAAAAATTAATACAAGTCCTAAGTCATTGCAAGTTATAAAAAGTAAAAATGGGACAGATAACCATCCAAGCACATTTGGCCAAGAAAGATTGGGAGATATGTTTACCAATGAACTTCTTTTAATATCATAAAAAACTCCCTGCATACCTTCTCAGGCGGGCAGGGAATCAAGATTAGCTTTCGCGTTCCGGTTAACAAGGTTTTGCAAATATAACATTAAAAATTAATCCGACAAATGATTAGTGCAATAGTTAGAGATGGCATCGATAAGAGCGTAGCCGGAGGATTGGCAGGAATAGCTACCGCATTCGTCCAGGAGAGTATAGAACACATGATTCCGTGGCTGATAGTGTCTGCTGCCGTGATTATATGTGATTTAGCCTGCGGGCTGAGAAAGAGTATCATAATGGGCGAACAGGTCCGGTTCAGTCGGGCGGTAAGGCGAACCATGGGCAAGATGGTTACATACTTCAGCTTTGTTTTCATGGTGGTGATGATAAACAAGGCATCGGGTAGCCGTTACGACATTGATATGTATTCCTGCCTGATGGTATGTTTCTTGGAAATGTGCTCGATTATCAGCAACATACTTAAGCCAAAGGGAATCGAGCTGAATATTGTCGAAGCGTTCAGGCTGATTTTCGGCAAGACGTTAAAGGTTGACAAAGAAGATATTAAAGAAGTAATTAAGGAGGAAAAGAAATGAAGTTTTTTACAATTGCGGAGCTGTGCAAGTCCACGACTGCCGACCGCTTGGGTATCAACAACAGATGCAGACAGGAGCATGTAACGGCTCTTACTGCCTTGGTGGATAACGTACTGGACCCATTACGCACATGGTGGGGAAAGCCTATAACAGTAAACAGCGGTTATCGCTGCCCGGAGCTGAATGAAGCTGTCAAGGGAAGCAAGTCTTCTCAGCATATGAAGGGTGAAGCAGCCGATATTGACACAGGAGACAGACAACAGAATAAGCTGTTGTTTGAGTATATCCGCAAGAACCTGCCTTATGACCAGTTGATTGATGAGAGCAACTTCGCATGGGTACATGTAAGCTTTAGGGCAGATGGTAAGAATCGGAAACAGGTATTAAGTTTATAAAATCTACAATTATGGCATTAAAGGATATAACCGGCAATTTTGCAGCATCCGGCTCCAATCAGGAGTATAAGTTTCAGCCTGCTGCGTCTACATTTGGTTTGCAATTGGTATTCGATACACATCCGTCCAAGGTGGTATTGTATCAGAGTTTGGACGGTGAGAATTGGGTGGCATTTGCAGTCGATTACGGTGTCGGGTCGGTTTGGCAGAAGAACATCGAAGGTGTTATTGGTGAGCAGCATATCAAGATTCAGTGCAATGTTAAGCCTGTCAAGGCATTAATTTTGGAGTGATATGAAGGTTAACACAATATCTTTAAATTCGGTGCGGTTGAATACAATCGCACTGAATCACATTGGCGAAATCCGTTCGGGTGGCGGTGCTTCCAAGCCTTCCCCTATCCCTCAATGGATAAGGGAGCATGTTGTTTTCTACTATGACGTAAAGAAGCAAGGTGCGACCAACGAAATACTAAAGGCTAATCCTTATTTGCAGGATTTTAGCGGAAACAACAGACCGCTAAAATTAAACAACTTCCTGTTTGCCGAAATGAGTGGTGTTGGAGGGTACAATGATAACTTTAAAAATTGGGTACTTCGTTCTGTAGCAGGCATAGCAGATCTAATATCTAGCGAACAAATTATACTTAGGAAATTCGTTAGTAAAGAGAATGCCGTGATAGAGATAATTCCTGCGAAGCGACGCGCATTCTTAAAATGTAATATAGAGGGAATAACCGAAGAGTTAAAAGGGAAAATTAGGTTAAGATATCATACTGAAGCAGGCTATCGTGACAAAATCTTAGAAAATGGATATTTTGAATTCGACTCAAATATCGAATCTGATAATTCAGGTTTTGTTGGATTTATATCAACAGAACTTATAGACAACTGTAACATCACCATCACTCAGATACCCGAATATCCCGGTGCATTAGTGACAGATGGTGTAGATGATTACGGATTGGTAGAGAATCTGAGTAGTGGAGTGAAGATGCTGTTTATGACGGTTAATCCGATGATGCTCGATGCCGCTATATATGATCAAAGATTTACATCAGGTTGGCATCTTTTTGCAGTAATTACTAAAAGTAATAAGGTTGCTTATAATGCCTATAATAGTAGAGGAAAAACTTATATTAACGGTACATTGAATGAAAGTCGAACTTCCAATGAGCTTCAAAACGAGAAACAAATCATAACGATAGTAAATTCAGAAGTAAATGAAACCAACTCATTACCTCCTAATTTCTTTAGAATAAGGGGAGGTGGTTTAAGAATAAAATGCGCATTCTACAACTCCATAGCCTTTGACTCCATACCAACAGAGGCAGACGGATTCACAGAGCAAGAATTAATTGATTACGTATTAACTAATATAATTGGACAATGAGATATACAATCGTTACGATAGAATGGCTGACCCAACATGGACTGTTGGCTCTGCCGACAATGCGAAGCAACGCAGACGGCACTAAAGTAGTGCTGCATGAAGAATTCGTTAACCTCTTCCCGAGGGACTCCTTCCCCACCTACAGAATGGATGACCCCGAATTCGTACAAATCATGGAATCGGAAGAATGGAATCACGAACCGCAACCTTATAGTGCTGATTACATATTGGCTGCATCCGCACAAAACATGGTGGAATCCGCCAAAAAACAGATACAGACATTGAGCCTGACAGGCAGCGAATCTTTGAAAGTTAAATCGCTGTATCCCGATTGGGCGGAATATATAGACGAATCCTTATCCAAGGGAATGAAGGTTAATTACAAGGAGCACCTGTATAAGGTCCGGCAAGATATCCCTATGGTTTTGGAGAGCCAATATCCCGGCATGGCTACGGCAGCACTCTACGAAGTGGTTGTAGAGACCGCATCAGGCACCAAGGATGACCCGATACCCTATACACCTCCTATGGAGATATTCAAGGGCAAGTACTATACTCAGAATGACGTATTGTATATCTGCACAAGGGACAGCGGTCAGGCATTGACCCATGACTTAAGCAGCTTGGTAGGGTTGTATGTTAATGTTGCAAGCTTA